TCAAAGGCTATTTAGTTTATCAATTACTTGTTGTTTGGCTCTTTTTGTTACATGGTTATAAATAGACAGAGTTGTGTTTGCATCAGAATGCCCTACACGCTCCATAATGGCTTTAAGAGGTACGCCTAATTCAGATAATAGTGAAACGTGGCTATGTCTGAATATATGTGAGGATAGACTTTTTTCTAATTCCAACTCTTCCTCTACTTTATGGAGTATAGCGTTAAATGAGTGCAGCGCAAGCGGAGTGCCACTTGTAGATATAAATATATATTGATCGGGATCTGTGGGTCTACCTGCAAGAATATTGTCAGCTATCACACTTTCAATCAATTCTTTTGCACGATTGGGTAATTGCACTTCACGTTGCGAATAAGTATTTTTTGGAGTTGTTTTTATAGCATTATCCATTTTCACAGATGTGTAATCTAAGGTCCCATTAATGGAAATTTTCCCATCCTCATAGTCCTTCATTTGCAAAGCTAGCAATTCCCCATATCTCAAACCAGTTAAATATAGAAACTCAGCTATTATGCCGTGTAGTTTTCTGCGAGGATTGGAGTATAGCTGTTTCAGTATTTGATCAATTTCTTCTTTCTCCAGATATTTTTTATTCATAGAAAGCCTTCTTTTTTCTTCTTCCACTTTTTTAGGATGGATTTTAACTGCTAGCGCAGGGTTTCTTTGAATGTATTTTCTATCGATTGCATAGTTTAGCATAACAGATAGAGTTGTTTTTGTTTGTTTTGTGTAGTTCAGTGAGAGGTCACCAAACGTATACATATCTTCAATTATCTTATTAATGAGTGTCTCATCAATGTTTCTAACGATCGTATCATCGCTTATGTGCTTAGAAACATGTTTCATCATCATTGGAACCTTCAAATAGCTAGTACGTTTAACATGCTGCTTATAATATTCATACCATTCTTTATACAGCTCACCAAAAGTGATATCTGATTTATTGTAATCTTCGAGTGCTTCTTTAATTTTTTTATCTAGAATTTTCTGAGCTTTTTTCCACGCTTGTGGTGAATTACTTGTAAGTGTTGTAGATTTTTTCCGTGTTTTTTCTGTATAAGGATCTACATATCTTTCAATAAACTTGAATCGCCCATCTTTGGTTTGTTCAACCCACACTTTTAACATCTCCTATCATTTGCTATAATAGGCATAACAAATAGACCTATATAGGTTTGTTTTCTAAAAGCACGCTCTTACTCTGGACGGTGGGGCGTGTTTTATTATTACTTAATTTCTTTAATGTATTTTTGGTATTGTTTTTTAGAAACTTCAAACTTATTATCACAGGCTTTACACGTCACGCTATAATTTTTTTGTAATAAAGGAACAAAAAAAGATAATAGCATCATTATTCCTCCTAAAGGAATCATTATTAACCATCCAATTATAGGAATCCAAAAGCCGAAACTTAGAAGCATTAGTCCTATAAAAAAAAGCATACAACCATTTGATCTAGGGGACGTTACAGAAACTCTGTTACTGCCACAATTTTTACATGTAATAATATGTTGACCTAAATTTTTTTCCATCCTAACTCTCCATTTCTATGGTAAAATAGATTTGACTTTTTAAATGAAGTCGCTCTCATAAGTCCGTGTTGCAGCACGGGCTTTTTTTACTGTGCATAAGAGTATTTTTTCTTGAAATATGACTGGCAAACATTAAAACATTCTGTTCTTAACTTATTATTGATAGAGTAGAACTTCATGAAATTTTCTAATTTGAACTGAGTTTCATCAGTCAGTTCGTTCTCAATAAAGATATTTAGTAAAATCATAATTGCAATTTTATCAGCTTCAGTTTCGAATTTTGAATGAAAAGTTGTAGAGTTATCGTACAGTACTGAATATTCAAAATGTGAAGCAATGAAATGACCGAGCTCGTGGGCTAAATGAAAAGCTTCAGAACTGTCTTCGTGTAGTTTTTCATTCAAAAATACTATTCTTGGTTTTGGATAATAAAAACCTGGTTCTTCCATTTCCATATAGATCAATTTTAAATTATACTCACTCAGCATTTCTTTCAACTTTAAATACATACAAACCATCACTCCAACTATTCATTTTCCTCTAAAGCTTTAGCAATTGCAATCGCTTTACGCATTGTCTCCTTAGATATTTCTTTTCCGTCAAAAGAAAAAACAGTATCGTCTTCTGATAAATCCACATGTTTAGGGGCCTCTTTTTTCTCTCTTCCTAGAAGATAGTCTATAGAAACACCAAAATAATCTGACACTTTTGCCAAACCTTCGGAGTTTGGTGATACTGATTTCCATTTACTGAAATATCCATTTGAATATCCCAATCTTTTTTCTAATTCTCTTACAGATATTCCGTTTTGCTTTGTTAATTCTTTTATTTTTTCGTATGGATTCATTGATATGTCAACCTTTCTAGACTGACAAGAAAAAATATAGAATAAAACTCTATTTACCTATTGACAAATTAGAGTTAAAACTCTATACTTGTTCTTGTAAACAAATTTAACAACTAAAAAGACAACAAAAAACACTTTTGATTATTAAACGCCAACCGCCAAGAAAGCTTTTAAAATCAATGTTTATATGTCTTATTTAACTATGTACAAAGTATAGAATAAAACTCTATGCTTTGTCAATCAAATTTAGAAAATAGTTGTTAAATTTGTTTACGAATATAAAAGAAAGGAGAGAAATAGATGGAAAATAAAAAAACCGAATTAATAACTGTAGAAATAATCGGAATTGATGATGCAACAAAAAAAGCTGAAAGATATATTGAGTTATTAAAAGAAGCCAAAACGTTGGCAGACGAATTGGCTTCAAAGGAATTTGAAATTGAGATTAAGCAGGACTAAACCTTGCCTTTGAAATCAATTTCAGCTCCGCAATATTTACACTTGTTTTTTCCATTAGATATTTTAATTTTTTTACCACAGGAAGGACAAGTATAATCGACGCCCTTTTTTAAAATCTTGTTTGCTTCGGATTTTATGATTTTTTCAAGGTCGCCACTGATTTTAACACTGGTTTTTCTACTCATAGATCCACCTCACTTTCTACAGTGAGTATACCAGAGAAGGAGGTAACAACATGAAAATTAGCATTGAAGCAAAGCCACAAGAAATAGCAGAATTGCTCCAAGCTATCGGAAGTAGCAAGGAGCACACTAAACGCAAACATCCAGAATCGAAAATAGAATATGATCCGCAGACGGGTGAAGGAAAGCTTATTCCTCAAAATAAATAATAACCTTCTTGCTTCGTACCGGTATTGTCTGATTGAATTTACGGTTCGAATAGATAGTTAAAAACTCACTATCACGAGCAACGCATATTACAGTATCATCTTCGAATTCTTGAAGAATCATATCGTGGTTGAAAGTAAATAATGTACGAGTTTTATCTGGCGCCTCAATTTTGAATTCATTTACGAACTCTATGGGCAATTCAGACTGGAAATCCAATTTATAGTCTTTCAAAGTTGCCACCTCCTTATCAATTATTTCAGCCTGTCACACTGATAAGGAAATTATACCAAAGAAAGGAATGAAAAAATGAACACACCACAAATTTTCAATTTCGAACAAAACGAAGTTCGGACGTTTCTAGAAAATGACATTCCGTATTTCGTAGCAAATGATGTCGCTAAAACATTAGGATACAAAAACCCGAGCGATGCTACTAATAAACATTGTAAAAAAGCCGTAAAAACATGGGGTAGCGATTCGCTAGGTCGTCGCCAATCTTTCAAAGTTATTCCAGAATCAGATGTTTACCGCTTGATTATCAAATCGAACTTACCAAGCGCTGAAAAATTTGAGGCTTGGGTAATGGAAGAAGTCCTTCCAACAATCAGAAAAACAGGTAGCTATTCAAATGTACCTCAAAGTTTTGCACAAGCATTGCGTTTAGCAGCAGATTTAGAAGAAAAGAACCAATTACTCGAACAACAAATTGCCGAGTACGAACCAAAGATTAGCTACTTAGATACGATTCTTTCATCGACAGATACGGTAGCGACTTCTCAAATTGCAGCTGATTACGGAATGTCGGCAATTGCTCTAAACAAATTGCTTAACGAGTTAGGTGTTCAACATAAAGTTAGCGGACAATGGATACTTTACCGAAAACATATGAACCAAGGATACACAAAATCGCACACAAGTGAGATTCCGAAAGCCGATGGCGGCACTAAAGTTGTAATGAATACCAAATGGACACAGAAAGGGCGAGTGTTTATTTACAACTTATTAATCGCAGAGGGCTATTACCCTCAAATGGATTTAGAGGAAATTTGTTAGAAAGGAGTTTTAGTATGACTGACATTGCAGAAATCACTCAACGAGATAGAGAAAAAATCAAAGAATATGTCGAAAGTTCGAAGTTCTTAACTTACACCATGCTTGCTGAAAGATTTGGAATTAGTAAAAGCTATTTATCTTTAATTTTAAACGGTAAAAAGACTTCTGCAGAAGCAAACAGAATTATAGATTCGATTATCACTATGTACGAATTGTAGAGGAGGAAAACGAAATGAAAAAACCAACGCTTTCGGAGTTGATAGAAGCTACTGAGAAGGCAGCAAACCCAGACGATTGGTATCGTCAAAGTTTGATCTTGGAGAAGTTCCACGGCATGTCAAAAACTACTTTAGTTGAATACTGCAAGGAAATGGAAACAATTCCTGAATTTTCAGAAGGAATTGTTCGTCCAGGACATTCAACCACATTTATTCATTACCATACTTTTATTTGGTTTTTAAAATGGAAAGACGCAAATAAATATCGTGTAAAAATATTGTCTCCTTCAGATGTTTTGAAGGAAGCAAGTTGATTATTTTCAGAGTAAAAAGTAAACAAAAATATTAGGAGGAAAATTTGATGAAGATTACAGTACCAGATGAATTGATAGCAGATGAGTTGACAGAACAAATAGTAAGAAAGGTTTTAGATGCACTTGATGAACGACTGAAGGTAATGAACAAGTCAGTGGAGCTTCCTCCATATCCAAACAAATCAGAGGTAAAAAAAGTTTTAGGCATTGGTGATGACAAATTAACACATTGGATAAACTTAGGCTTAAAAACACAGCAGTGGAGCAAGTTAGACATCAGAATTGAACGATCAGAACTCCAAAGATTTTTGAAAGAAAACTTTGAGTTCTAAAGGCAAAGGAGAATGATTTTATGTCCTACACATTGCAACAAGAACATCAAATTCTCGGTTTGATTAAACAACGCAGGAAACAATTACAAGATGACCGTGCAGCGCTTAGAAAAGCCGATGAGCTATCAGATAGACAAGCTGAACTAATTGCTTCTGAACTTGAGGATTTGAGAATGCTAGAAATAAAAAATAGGGAGATTAGATTATGAAGAAGACAGACACACTTTTTATAGGATTCATTTTGGGGTTATTAGTGATTGTAGCGCACCAAAGTATTATCGGAGGAAGCTTGTTCGCAGCATTGATGGTTTTAATCAATCTGCTTGATTCAAAAGAAAGGAGCAACTATGGCACGAGAAGAAGCGCTAAAAATCGGTAAAGTAATTGCTGATAATTGGTGGGCAAATAGCCGTCCTATTATTTTAAGCAAGCAACATATCGAAAAGCAAAAAGCATGGCAACAAATAAAAAAGTGACTCCGCCGGCAAGCATAGAGTCACAAAGAAAATACATCTAAGGAGATTTTAACATATGGAAAATGAACTTTCCACTCTAGATCAATATTTGACTGATCCTAGTTGGGGCAAATCGAATATCAAGGAAACAAACAATCGAAAAATCAGACGAAATCTTTTGACGAATGAAGAACTAGCATGTGATCAAGACGATTTGGGCAATTTTGTGAGTATTTGGGGACATGTCTACCTTATCCATCTATGGAAGCAGCCAAGAAAACCTGAATACATCTATGTCATCGAAGATGGCTTGATTGATGCACTAGAAGAGTACGACAGAGATAACTTGATTGATATCTCTTATTACGGATCAGGTAAGAAATACATTGCTGAAATGGAGGCAGAATTTGATGAGTGAAATCAAAGGGACAACGAACTTTGAAAAACTTTTTAGTCGTAAGTTAAATAAAATTCTCAAGAAAAAAGGAAATTTTGATTATTTATCTTGGGCTCACGCGTGGGAGATTATGAAAAAGAATGATCCACAGGCAACGGTAACTATTAATGAGTATAAACACTACAGGGTTGTTTCTGGAACTCATCAAGACTTTCTTGTTGAGGAATATAAACCTTTTCTTATGGATGAAACAGGGACTTATGTATCTGTCTCAGTAACGGTTAAAGGACATACGGAAACAGAGTTATTTCCTGTTTTAGATTATCGAAACCAACCAGTTGTTAAACCAAATGCTATGCAAATCAATAACTCATTGAAGCGATGCTTTGTGAAAGCATTGGCTCTACACGGACTGGGATTATATGTATTTCAAGGGGAAGATATTCCAACACCACCTAGAATCGATACAAAGAAATTAAGCATGCTAGAGACGATTCTAGAAGCTTTCAATGAGCAGATGGGTAAAGATATGACCAAAACCTTAATCGAATATGTTAATGAGCAGACAGATAAATTAGGGCTCTTAGCTGATAACGTTGAAACTATTGAACAGTTAAGCTATGAGCAATGTGCCTTGATGGAGCGAGCAATAGCAGCTAAGAGAAAAGAATTAGATAAGAAGTGATATGAGTGTTTAAACCATTAATCGATTCATATTCAGCGGTTCTGAAAAAGTTCAAAGGAAAAGACATAGGTGCAACGATCAATGAAGAAGTGAACATTGATCGACTAAAGACGATGTATGACGGCTACGATGGCGATCGAGTCATTGAAATTCGTTTTATTGATCCTAGACGTTTCACCGTACAGCAACGAAACTTCATCTATGCGCTGATAGGCGATATTTTTATCGATACAGGCATGCCAACGGACTTCTGGAAGGAATTCTTCTACTTCCGTTTTGAAGGTGTCACAGGACGCGAAATAAGCCTCAAAGACGAATCGAGCACAACCGTGAGTGATGCCAATATCTTAGCAAATATCATCTTAGATTTCATCTTTGAACATCATATTCCTTTCAAAGAAGGCTATGAGATTTTACCAGCGAATCAAGAATATTACTTCTACAAATGCATTACAAAAAGAGTTTGTTGCATCTGTGGTAAAACAGGAGCTGACATCGATCACTTTGACAAAGCGCTAGGAAGACGAAAGCGCAAAGAAGTTGATCATTCAGAGTACACATTTGCAGCACTCTGCAGAATCCATCACACAGAGAAGCACAAAATAGGTGTGATTAATTTCAAAAATAAATATCAAATCAAAGGGATCAAATTAAACCAGGAAACAATCAAAAAGTTAAATATTGGAGGGTAAAAATGACAGAACATCGAAGTTATTATGCGATTATACCAGCCAACGTAAGGTACGACAAAAGACTTAAACCAAATACTAAGTTGTTATACGGAGAGATAACGGCCTTGTGTAATGAAAGAGGCTTTTGTTGGGCAGGCAATGAGTACTTTGCAGATTTATATGGTGTGAATAAAGAGACCATATCGCGATGGGTAAGTGATTTGATTAAGTTTGGATACTTGAATCGGGAAATCATTTACAAAGAGGGTACCAATCAAATAATCAATAGGTACCTACGAATTAATCAATACCCTATTGACGAAAAACGCAATACCCCTATTGACGAAAAAGTCAAAGATAATAATACATCTTTTAATAATACATTTAATAATACAAAAGAATATATAAGAGAGTTACCGCCTTCGAAAAAATCGAAGGCTAAGCCTATCCGTCATAAATACGGAGAGTATAAAAATGTGCTTTTGTCAGATGAGCAGATGGAGAAACTCAAAATAGAATTCCCTAATGACTATCAAGAACGAATAGAACGGCTATCTGAGTATTGTGAATCATCTGGTAAGACTTATAAAAACTATTTGGCAACTATTCGAAGCTGGGCAAGAAAAGAAAAAAATGAATCTAAGAGCGCAAGCAGTGGATACAAGCGCACAGGGAGACGAGAGAAGCTTCCTGAGTGGGCAATCGACCAAGAAGCCTATCTTAAGAAAAAAGCGCTAGAACGAGCTAATAGACAATCAAAAGCACCATTCTAAGAGGTGGAAAATTGAAAATCGATTATCTAGAACTAATTAATGAAATAGCAAAGTATAAAACTGGTGAGGAAATAGAGATTCTGAGAGACGTTTATGAACAACTTGATGAAGCTGGAATCGAACGAATTAAGAATGATCGTTCAAGTTGGAGTAAACTCAGATACTATTTCGCACTTTATATCGATGCAACACAATTAAGAAATTTAGCTTATACAAAATTACTATTTGTTGATTGCGTTAAAGGATTGCAAAAACATCTTAGTGAACTTGAGCAGGTGTAATCAGATGGATCTAAAAACATTTACAGCACAGATCGAACTAATGCATCAAGAAGCTTTAAGACAAAGCGCCTCGTACGAAGACAAGTGGCTCAACACGTTCCATGGTGGACGTGAGAGCGCACTTGATCAAGTACTCAAATTATTGAAAGGGGAACGTCGGGATGGATAAGAAAGCGGCAATGCAGCGAATTATCGAATTGACTTATTCAGAAGATTGGCAAAATGACAAAGAAGCTGCTTCAGAAGTGATGAGGCTTGGAAGAGCGATGTGGGCAGACAAGAGCAACAAGCCAAGACCACGAAAAATCGCAATTTGGCACGGTGACAAACTTCTAGTGACAGGGACAGCTGAACAGTTAGCAAGTCTCACAGGCTTGCACGAGAAAATCGTGAGAAAAAGAGCTAGGTGTGGATACACAGACGTTAAGAAGAGAACGTTTAGATACGTGGAGGGATCGTCATGACAACAGAAGAAGTGATTCAAATGCGTATTCGAAACATTCAGCGTGAGATTGACGATCTGGAACGGACAAAGGCAGTGATGGTCAATGAAACGGCGAGGAAGGCAATCGATTTGCACATAGAAAATTTAAGAAGGGAAATCCATCGATTGGAGGAATGAGCGTGGATAAGAAAGCAGCAATGAAACGAATCATCGAACTGACACATTCTGAGAATTGGCAAGAAGACAAAGAAATAGTTGCAGAAGTCCAAAAGCTCGGCAAATCAATGTGGACTGAAAAGCCTAAACGGAAAACGCCGAGAAAAATTGCAATCTGGCATGGTGACCGAATTCTAGTGACAGGTACTACTGAACAGTTATCTGAAATTACTGGATTAAGCAAAAACATTATCTGGGATAGAGCTAGGAGCTTATGGATTGATTCAAAAGGACGACAATTTAGGTATGTGGAGGAGAAGTAATGGATCTCATTACACAATACAGTGATATCATCCTCAAGAAAATCATGATGAAGATTCAGAAAGACAAAAAATCAAAAGAACGAGCGGAATTAGTTAAGTTGGAAATGGCTGAAACAGGAGCAGGAGTGCGAAGTAGCAGGCATTGGAAAGCAGCAGCAAACATTGAATTTTATTACAACGAAATTCAAAAAGGGTTCGATCAGATGCGTGAGCTGGATCGGCAAACAAATTGGAGCAAGAAACTTCATCAAGATCGTTTCAAATTTGTAGAAAAGTATAGAGAGATACTAGACGAATATATGGAGGAACAGCGATGAATAAAAAAGAATTAATTGATGAATTAGCTAAATATGTAAAGAGTTATGAGAACGTTATGGATGAGCATGGTCAAGGAAGGTACGGCGCTTATGAAGTATCTTTAAAGTTGGTGAAAAGACTAAATGAATCAAAAATTACAGACGAACAAGCTTGGAATAAGGTAGCTGAGGCTTATCCTGAATCGGCACAAAGCTTGAGAAACACTTTAGATAATGCTGTATTTGGTAAGACTGGTGAACATCAGAAACCAGTGGTGCCGAAGTTTGTGGCGGAATGGTTTGAGGATAACAAACATGCATTAGATTTAGCGATTTTTACGAAAATCAGAGAATTGGACGGTAAAAGATACCCACACGAGACAGATTTTGAAAATTGGCTTGATAATGCTGAAAACAATCCAATCGAAACCCTCATCCGCATGAAAGACGGTTACGAGGTTGAGAAAGAGCCATTGTATACAGTTACAATTAATCTTGACCGTAAGTACCATCTAGTCGTTGACGAGGGAGATGGTAACGATGAAATTAGTACAACGTTGACAACTAGCCATGGTGTATTGGGGTATCGTTACTTTTTAACAGAAAAAGAAATAAAATCAGCAGATGAGAACCTGTGGTTGATTGCTGTGCCAGTGGAAGAGGTGGTAGAAAGATGAAAAAATTAGTTTATGTGTTGTCAAAAAACGGAACGGTCAAAAACTATGTAAGTGAAGTCTTGATCCAAGCCGATGAGAATGACGAAGAAACAGTGAACGTCAGTATGAATTTCACTACTGATATTGAGAAAGCTATTGATTTAGTTGATGCTACAAGCGAAGTTTACTCACAACTTGCCAGACAACTTGGCGAGCGTTTGGTTGGGATAGAGGAGGAAGAGGAATGAATGTTTAAAATAGCATTTTATCTGTTCGATTACAAAGATGATTCGTTTAAGAAAGTTTATTTCCATCACTGGAACGATAGCAAGCCAGTTTTTACAAAAAACAAGAGGAGAGCTCAGGAGTATTTTGATGAAAGATCAGCAAATAAAGATATAGTGCAGTTAAAAAAGCAGAATCACCATCTGCGAAAACATTATCTATAAAATGGGAGGATACAGAATGAAGATTTATGTAGTAAAGTTTGGAAATCAATTTTACAGAAGTGATCAACGTTCTATAGGGGCTAACACATTATCCATTGTAGACATACTCCAAAGTGCAAGATGGTTTGATAATCTCGAAGAAGCTAACCAAGTTTCACGACGACTTGGTGGATTAACGCAAGTATATGAACTGGTCACTATCGATCATGAGGAGGTAGAGTAATGAAACTAAAAGACGGATTCTACGCTAGTAGCCACGGTATCGGCGGTTTAATGCTAGATATGCCGACGAAGAACCCTAAAACACGTAAGGAACCAAAAGTCAAAGTCGGTGACATGGTTCGCTGTGAAGCAGAGGAGTTCGTTTATCCCTTCAGAGGATACGTTAAAAAGATACTGTCAAACTCAGCAATCATTCGTATTGAAAACACGATGGAATGTGATAAATGGACAGCGAAAAGCAAAGAGAATTTAGCAGTGGCTCGATTGGTGGATATGGAGGTTATAAACAATGAAATTTAAAATCTTTGAAGAGGACACTCGCTATAAATTAGAAAAAGAATTAAACGATTTTGCGAAAAACAATGAGATTCAGCATATATCTTTAGCAACTTCTAAGAGAGGTTATGCAAATTACTATGCAGCTGTTGTGAGCTATGTAAGTCGAGAAGTGTAACTCGGCAAATAAAAAAGCCGGATCGCTCCGACTGATGTAATAAATCCGACAAGTTTATTATATCACATAAAAGGAGCGGTTTGACTTGATGCAATTGTTACGAGAGGTAGATTTCAAACAGACAAGATGTAATGCGAGAGATGTGCTGAAGAACTTTCGGCGTTTGGAGCGGATGGCAGGTCGCTCTTTGATAGATATTAAGTCTCCGATTATTACGGATATGCCGAAGGCACCGAAGCACGGCAATAAGGCAGAAGATGCGATCATTCAGATGATGGATATAGAAGCAGAGAGAGATGCGATTCTAGCGGCTTTGATGGCTCTTAGTCTGATTAGTCGTCAGATACTCTACTACAGCTTCTGTGACGTAAACAAGCACTCTAATTATGAAATAGGGCAATTGATACGAGGATACGGAGAAAAGAACGTAGAGAAGCTGAAATCCATCGCATTGATTGAATTTGCAGAAGCATACAAAAAAGGCGTGTTAGTTCAGTATCGTTAATTTTGTAGGGTTTTTGTAGGGATAGTGTAGGGTTTTTGAGTGTTTTAACGTGATATTATGATAGTGTCGAAAGATTAGGAAACAGGATCGACAAAATAAAATGTAAGGGAGGAAATCTCCCTCATCGTTTTAAATTAAGCTTCGATAGACAGCAACGGAAATATTAAGAATAAGGATGTGAATTTCAACTCCTTCTGATTGTTCTTATTATCTATCATCCGTTGCTGTCTATTAATTTATGTATTGGAGGGAAAGCTGATGGATAAAGAAATCAAAGCAACTGTCAAATTAGATTTGACTGAACTAAAAGAACTGCTCAACAAGGCTAGTGACCAAGTCGAACAGTTACAAGAAACTTTAGATGAAATTGCTAATTTTAAAATCCAAGTTTCTTAGCAGTATATTTTTTAGCAGCTGCACTCATAAAATCAGACCAAGTATCAAAATTTGTATTATCAGATACGAATGCATCCATTTGATCATCAGGAATCGCGGCAAACGATTCTTCAGAGCTGCAGTCAAATCCGCTAACCTCAAAGAATTCCTCAATGGAGTTGAATTTGGTATTAGCTGAAACAAAATCATTTGTAAATAACTCGGACATTGGAACGCTATGTTCACCGTCCATTTCTTGGGCAGCTTTTGCCATTTTGTTAAGTTTTTTACTTAAATCATCAAACCCGTTACTCATATATTCACCACCTTTTAATTTATTTCAGCGGACCACTCGCTGATAACTAAAATTATACGCTTAGTATTTATTTTCACAATATTAACTTGTCACTGTGGCGGAAAGGGTAGACGCTAAGCACGCGTGCTAGGTCAATGCTTCGGCAACTATGCAAGGTTCGATTCCTTGCCAGTGACTTTGGTTTACGGTGATCCATAACTGCCTGTCAGTAAAACCGAATATACAGGTTGGAAACTATAGCGCGCTGATGTTTCTGTAATCCACATTCCCTCGAAGGATAGTGGGTCCTGTAGTACATATTAGATCACTCATTGAGTGGTCTTTTTATTTTACTTAAAAGGAGAATAATTATATGAAACAATATACCGCTAAAGATTTCGAGGAAATGAAGCGATTAAAGAAGGGCTATGAAGAAGTTGATATGGAGCTAACTGTTGGAGTCATTCAACGAAGACTGCGGGTCGGATTAGAGACAGCAAAGGCTATTTACAATGATCTAAATGCTATTGAAGAGAAGAATGGCTAATGAGAAACTACTGGTATGTATCGCTAACAAATAAATACCCGCAACCAAACGCAGATGATCCAATTAGAGTTGTCCAATCAGTCCAGATTAAAAAGAAGTACTCCATTGTTGAAATGACCAGAGAAGCTACGCCAAATGAAATTGATAAATGCAAACTTATTTATTGCGGTCATGGATATTGGAAAGACGAATATATTCAGAAAAATATTAGGAGGTACTTATCATAAAAAATTTTTATGAAGCTGTTCTAAAAACAACAGTAAGCAAAGAGTTATCAAAAGTGTATAAGAAAGCATTGGAAATTGAAAACGATCGTAAATGGGTAGAAAACTCTATTACTGCTAATGGAGAAACCACCATTGAAATTAAACCGGTTTGGGGCGGTTGTTATGCGAACGTAGATATCACAGAAATCGGAGAAGGTAAAGCTGTGTTGATTCTAACTCTAGTATCAAGAACTTTACCTAATTTGAAAGAAACAGTTAGAAGTTATGAACTAGAAGGAATGGAAACTATCCATACCAGTTATTAATTACACATATTGAAAGGTGGTGATGGAAAATGAGTAAGTTGAATCCTAAGCAACAAGCCTTTGCTGATGAGTACATCATCACAGGCAATGCTTATCAGTCAGCGCTGAAAGCTGGCTATAAAGAAAACTACGCTAAGAACGCACAAGAAAAATTGGTGGAAAAAGGTGGAAAAGTATCCGACTACATTCAAGAGAAGCTAAAAGAAGTTCAAACTAAGAGGCATTTAACAATGGAAGAAGCTTTGGCTATTACTGCTTCTATTGCAAAAGGAGAACCACAACGCTTTGAAGTTGTTAAGAGAGATCCTTATACAAACGAAATCATAGAACGTGAAGTGAGTGAATATTCAGCAGGTTTCAAAGAACGTAACCAAGCACTTGAGCATTATTATAAAATAAACGCAGCATTTGTAGATAAGCAGAAAGTTGAAATTTCTGAAATACCTACTTTCATTGATGATATAAGTAGTGATGATGATGGCTAAAAAACTATCTGAATTTCTTCCGCCGAAGTTTCATTCAGTATGGAGAGCGACTTTAAATCAAGACATTCTTAATATAGTTTGTAAAGGTGGCCGGGGGTCAGGAAAATCATCGGATATAGCGCATATCGTTACTCAGTTGCTTATGAGATATGCAGTGAATGCTGTAGGTATACGTTATGTTGATAATACACTTGAGCAATCTATTTACGAGCAAATGAAATGGGCAATTGAGAAGCAGGGAGTATCGCGCCTATTTAAGTTTAATAAGTCACCACTTAAAATTACCTATCTTCCAAGAGGGAATTATATGATATTTCGTGGTGCTCAAAACCCAGAACGAATCAAGTCTTTAAAAGATAGCAAGTTTCCATTTGCTATAGGTTGGATTGAAGAATTAGCAGAATTTAAAACAGAAGATGAAGTCACGACTATCACGAACTCCCTTTTACGTGGAGAATTAGATGATGATCTTTTTTATAAGTTTTTTTACAGCTACAATCCACCTAAGAGAAAACAATCTTGGGTAAATAAAAAATATGAGACTTCTTTTCAACCAGACAACACTTTTATTCATCACTCGACCTATCGGGATAATCCATTCATCTCTAAGGAATTTCTGAAAGAAGTTGAGGCAACTAGAGCAAGGAATCCAAGAAGGGCTGAGTGGGAATATGATGGTAAAGCTGTGGGGTCAGGAGTTGTACCTTTTGATAATCTACAAGTTAAGAAAGGTTCTATTACAGATGAAATGGTCTCTAACTTTGATAACATCCGCAACGGTTTGGACTATGGATATGCAACGGATCCTTTAGCGTTCGTCAGATGGCATTATGACAAAAAGAAAAACGGTATTTATGCAATCGATGAAATTTACGGCGTGAAGATCAGCAATAGAGAATTTGCAAACAAAGCTAAATCTAAAGGTTACCAAAATGAGGAGATATTTTCAGATAGCGCAGAGCCAAAGAGTAATGCTGAATTAGTTAATGAACATGGCATGAAAGGAATAAAAGGCGTGAAAAAAGGACCTGATTCTGTTGAGTACGGTGAACAGTGGCTAGATGATTTGGCTTTTATTTGTATTGATCCACTACGCACTCCGAATATTGCTAAGGAATTCGAGAACATCGACTATCAAACAGATCGTGATGGAAATCCTAAGCCAAGGTTAGAGGATAAAGACAACCATACGATTGATGCGACAAGATACGCCTTCAACGAAGACATGTGGGCCAAAAAGAAATCAACCGTTACTAAAGAGCAGCGGAACAAAATCAAGAGGATGTTTTAAGGAGAGTGAACAATGGATAAGGTAAATGAGTTTGAACATGGATCTGATATACATTATTCTAACGACGTGAACACAAATTATGTAAAGTTTAGCGTAGACTCAAATCTTCACTATAGATTTAGCTCAGCAGAAGATTTACTAAACGATTCAGATACTTTAGCAGCAATGATAAAACATCATCATGAATATCAGGTAAAGCGGCTTAGTGTATTAGATGATTATTACAAAGCTAGAAATACAAATATCATGGATAACCGTAGACGTAGAGAAAAGGAAAAAGCGGATCATCGATCAGCACATAACTTTGGAAAAGTTCTTTGTACGTTTGATGTTGGGTACAACACAGGCAATCCTATAAAAGTGCAAATCGAGGACACAAATCAACAAAAAGAAATCGAAGAGTTTAATACTAATAATGACATAGATGGGTTAAATGCTGAACTCTGGCTTGATATGGATAAGTATGGGAGAGCCTATGAGATTATCTATCGAGATTCAGATGATACAGATTATGTTGATTTGGCTAATGTATTTGAAACGTTTGTTGTATATGATACTACAGTAAAACGAGAGCCTATTTTGGCTGTACGGTATCCTAAGACAAGATTCAACAAGGATGCTGATAAACAGTACATTCAACCAATCGTATACACAAAAGAAAAAAGTATCACTTATGATGAGACGACACTAACAGCAATTGAGTTAAAAAATCCCCAGGATGAACCGCATGAATATAAAGAGGTACCTATTACAGAGTATTCTCCTAATCGTTTTCGGATGGGCTTGTATGAAGATGTACTATCTTTGATTGATCTATACGATGCAGGGCAGTCTGATACCGCCAACTATATGACTGATCTAAACGATGCTCTTCTAGTTATTAGTGGTGATATTGAAGCAGCAGGACTATCCACAGAGGACGCCATCAAGCAGAAAGAAGCGAATATGCTTTTGCTTGAATCTGGAACTGATGTGAACGGTAATAAAACAAGTGTGACTGCAGGATATATTTACAAACAATATGATGTGAGTGGTGTAGAAGCATACAAAGACAGAGTGCGCAAGGATATTCACGAAATCTCAATGGTTCCTGATCTTACAGATGACAATTTTTCCGGAGTGCAATCAGGAGAAGCAATGAAATATAAATTGTTTGGATTTGAACAAATGACGGCAACAAAGCAAAGGCTATTCAAAAAAGGCCTTATGCGGCGTTATCGTCTTTTATTTAGCCTAAAATCAAGTATTTCTGAAATGGATAACTCCGATTTGAAAGGCTTACGTGTAATATTTACGCCTAATCTACCTAAAGCCATTCTGGAAGAGTTGAAATCTTTGGTTGATGCTGGAGCTGAACTCAGTCAAGAGACGATCTTAGGACTCGCTTCTTTTGTTCCAGATGTACAGGCAGAGTTGAAACGAGTAAATAAAGAAACGCAAAAGCAGATTGGCATTTTTGATTCGGATGGTGAAGAAGTAATTAACAACAAAAAAGATGAAACAGGGGAGTGATTAAATGAACTCCCAAGAATACTGGATCAAACGGGAAAAGGAATGGCAAAAGCAACAAATTAAAGATGATAAAAAGCGCATGGCAGAAATTAAAAGTCGCATGCAATACGCACAAGATGCGATACAAAAAGAAATAGACGCGCAGTGGGACAGTTTCTCCAATGGTCAGAAAATCACTCGTAGCGAAGCGATGAAGCGTGCTAGTGAAATGGATGTCAAAGCATTCGCTCGCAAAGCAAAGAAGTATGTCAAAGAGAAAGATTTTTCTCCTACAGCAAACCAAGAATTAAAGCTATACAATCTTACGATGCGTGTAAATAGATTAGAGCTCTTAAAAGCTAATATCGGGCTTGAATTGATTTCACTGTTTAATGAATTGGATAAGTACTTTTCGAATGAATTAACAAAAGCTGGTTTAGCTGAATTGAAGAGACAAGCCGGTATTTTAGAAATGACTATTGCTTCAAGTGGATATGCAAAGCTGATAGAACTAGTAATAAACAGCTCCTTTTTGAGTGATGACGTGTCTTTTAGTGATCGCTTATGGATGTATCAATCTGAATTGAAATCAGAATTAGATAGGTTGTTAGTCAGAAGTATAACGATGGGGAAAAATCCCAAGCAACTTGCATCTAAATTGGCAGAATATTTAACAGCTGAAGGACGAGAAAACACTAAGTTCAACACTCAACGTTTGATGGTGACTGAAACGACTAGAGTTCAGGTAGGGATCCAAGAACGAAGTTACAGAGATGCAGGCATTACCCAGTACATCTATATAGCAGAACCAACAGCGTGCAAACTATGTATACCGTTAAATAATCAAGTTTTTGATGTTACCGATATGCAGCCGGGAAGTAACGCTCCTAATATGCATCCATTTTGTCGATGCAGTACAGCACCTTATATAGAACGAATATCAAGTCGTTAATACAAATTAACGGCTTTTTATTGTGCCTTCTTACAGCTTACAGGCGTTAAAGAGGAAGCTATTTTCGGCTGACCGGCGTAACTGGTCAAATTTATCGGGTAGCGGCGTAACCGTGGAGGATTAATCATGAAAAAACGTTTATTTATGCCAATGGACTTACAATTTTTTTCTGAACCAGGAGATGGTGGATCTGGTGATGAGGGACAACAAGGAAACCTACCAGCTGGCTCACAAGAGACACCGACCGAAGCAAAAGAAGAAAACAATACTGGCAAAACATTTTCTCGTGATGAAGTAGCGAAAATGATCGCTGCTGAGACGAATAAAGCAAAAGCAGCGTGGGAAAAAGAACTAGAAGCAAAAAAAGAAGAAGCTAAAAAGCTGGCAAAAATGAATGCGGAAGAAAAACTACAGCATGAGTTGGAACAAAAAGAAGCTGAAATCGCTGAATTAAAGCGTGGACAGGCACTATCTGAAATGACGAAAGAAGCTTCTAAAATGCTGACAGATGCAAATTTACCACACGATGATGATTTACTTGGTCTGATTGTTTCTGATGATGCAGATGCCACAAAACAAGCTGTAGCAGTCATCACTAACTTTGCTTCTTTGATTAAGAGAGAAAACGCAAGACAAACACCACCAAATGAAGGTGGACAATTTACAGCATCGAAAAATACTAAAGAAACAGTGGCTAAACTAGCTGCTAAAAATCGAATTATCAAATAGGAGGAAAACTTAATGAAAAAGAAACAACTTTTACCAATGAACTTGCAAATGTTTGCTCAAACATGGGATCCAGATAATGTCTTGGTATATGAAACGAAAGAGGGAAAAATTCCTGATAAATATAATACGCTCATTTTGAGTGAAGTTATGGAAAATTCTAAGATCATGCAGTTAGCAAAATACGAAGAAATGACTGACAAAGAAAAGAAATTTGAATACTTTGCAGAAGGACCAGGCGCATACTGGGTGGGTGAAGGTGAAAAAATTAAAACGTCTAAACCTAAATGGATGCAAGCTACGATGACTGCAAAAAAACTCGGTGTCATTCTTCCGGTTTCTCGTGAATATTTAAATTATAAATTATCAGATTTCTTTGAGGAGATGCAGCCAAAAATTGCTGAAGCATTCTATAAAAAATTTGATGCAGCTGCCTTATTAAATAAAGAAAACCCATTTCCTCAGTCACTAGACGGATCAGTTATTAGTGCGGGGAATGTGGTTGAAGGCGGATTGACTTATGATAATATCCTAGCCTTAGAAGACAAGTTAGCAGAAAATGAATTTGAACCTAATGCGTTTATTTCAAACCGAAAAAATCGTACAGAATTACGTTCTGCAGCTCAAACAGTCGGGTCAAATGTTGAGTTTATTTATGATCGCTCTGCTAATACAATTGACGGATTACCAGTAGTAGACCTTAAGTCTTTAGATAAAGGAACTCTTTACGCTGGAGACTTTAATTACATGTTTTATGGAATCCCATATAATATTTCATTTAAGATTTCTGAAGAAGCCCAATTGTCTACTTTAACTAATGAAGATGGAACCCCAGTTAATTTGTTTGAGCAAGAACTGATTGCTTTGCGTGCAACAATGGATGTTGGATTTATGATTGTAAAAGATGAAGCATTTGGGAAGATTTCCCCAAAAGCGTAACGCCTGCTACCGGTATTGTGCCAAATCAAAAGACATGGACCGGTAAAGTAGGCGATACTAAAACATTTACTATTTCAGCTGTGCCTGCAGATGCTAGCGATGCAGCTGCTGTTGTTGCAGCTACTACAGCAACTTCCAGTGATGGAGCTATCGCAACAGTGACCAAAAATGAAAATGGTGGTTTTGATGGAACGATTGCAGCAGAAGGGTCAGCAACATTCACATTTACTTCTGGAGAATTCACTACTTCAATCAATGTGACAGGTCAACCTGCTAGTTAGGAAGTAAAAATATGACGATTGCAGAGGATATTAAAAAACTTCTTAAAGGAACACTAGATGAAAAGCTTGAAGTTATTGAGCGAAGAACGAGTGAGCGTATGAAAACCTTGTTAAATACGCAAGAAGTTCCTAAAGAATTTGAAACAGTTGTATATGAAGTATCGTTGAAAAGATTCAATAGAATTGGTCAAGAAGGTATGCAGTCATATTCTCAAGAAGGTTTATCTATGGCTTTTCCTGATTCGGATTTTTCAGAGTATCAAAATGAGATTGACGAATTTAAGCGTAAAGATCAGGAAGAGTTGTACAAGCCAAAGCGAGGGAGGTTTAAATTTATATGAGATTTACAGATGAAATTATATTTGTTAAACGTTCATCTGACTCTAAATATGATCCAGATCTCGGTGAGTGGGTTGAAGGAAAACCAGAAAGAACAAGAACAGAGGCAAACGTGACAGATATTGGCACTGATAGAAGTGTGACTATTTTTGGTAGTGTGGAAGAAGGGGCGAAGGTCATTAGGACGCAGCCTCTTTTTTCTATCCCTACATTTGACTATATCGAGATTGAAGGAAAGACTTGGCAACAAAAAACAGCTAGAAATCCAGCATATAGAAATAGTTTAATTGTGCAAGAGGTGGTTCTTGATGAAGGCACAACTTGAATATAAAGGAATCGATCAGCTGATGCGACATCTGAAAAAAGCAGCAACGCTTAATGACGTTCAAAAAGTCGTGAAAAGTAATACTGCTGAAATGACTGAACGAATGCAAAAAGGTGCGCCAGTGGATACAGGTTACTTACGAAGATCAATAAACATGAATCTTTTAGAAGCTGGTTTAACTGGTATTGTAGGACCGACAGCAGACTATGCTCCTTATGTAGAATATGGAACTCGCTTTATGTCGGCCCAGCCTTATGTTAGACCAGCTTTTAATTATCAAAAAGTCAAATTTATGGCTGAAATGAAAGCCTTGGTGAAATGATGATTAAGACAAGAGATCAGTCGATTTTTGATGAACTTTTTAAAATATCCCAAAACAAACTTGGATATAAAACATACGATTACAAAACTTTAGAGGATGTTGGTTATCCCTTTGTGGAATTTGAGAACACTCAGACCATCCATGAAGTAAATAAAACTGACATTAAAGGGTCTGTGATTGTGGTTTTATCCGTTTGGGGATTACAGAAGAAACGAAAGCAGGTGTCAGATATGGCATCTGCTCTTTTTAATGAAGCTAGATTGATAGAAGCCACAGAAGGCTATTATTGGGCTTTAAATTATCAAGCAAGTGGAATTCAAGTGATGGACGACACAACAACCAATACGCCCCTAAAACGAGCGGTTGTCACACTTGAATTTAGAATTAGATAGGAGGAAGAACATGGAAGCATTAAAAGGTATTGATGTCATTTTGCTTTATCGCTTATTGAAAAAAGAAACTCAGGAAGCTGCTTGGAAAATGGCATTTCAAACAGAACATGAAAATGGTTTATCAAGAGATTCAGACTCTACAGTGACAAAAGACGGAAACGTTCAAAGTTTAAGCCCAGTTGAATATGATTTTTCGGCTACTTCAATAGTTGCCAAAGGCGATTCTCATGTAGATGAAATGAAACAAGCCTTATTAAATGGCGATATCATTGAAATTTGGGAAATCAACAAAGCAGAACAGGGCACAGATGATGATGCAAATAAGTACAAAGCTACTTATTACCAAGCATATGTGTCTGAATTTACTCCATCAGCTGCTGCAGAGGATAACGTTGAATTAAGTTTATCATTTGCAGTAAATGGTGTTGGTCAAGATGGTTATGCAACCTTGACAGAAGATCAAGCCGATGTTGTTCAATATGCATTCAAAGATACCGTGAAAGCAACTTCGACAGGAGCATAAGAGGGCTTAGATGCTCTCTTTTTTATTTTAGGAGGATGAAAAACATTGAAATTAAAAATTAAAGGTAAAGAATATTCGTTTAAATTTGGCACTAAATTTGTACGTGAATTAGACAAAGTGATGCCTTTCATCGATGGAAATATGGAATTCGGAATGGGACTCTCAGCAAAAGTCTTACCGGAATTACGTTCTTATAATGTCAACACGTTGTCACGAGTCTTAGAAATAGCAAATAGAACAGAAGAAGAAACTATTACGTTGGATGAAATGGATGATTACATCGATGAAGTTAAAGACATCGAAAAATTGTTTGATGAAGTCCTAAAAGAATTGGCGGAGTCGAACGCGGGAAAGTTAGCGGTCCGAAACCTGAATCAGAAATTGAAAGAAGCGGAAAAACAACAAGCGGAATAGATTCTGCACTGGCATACGAACAAATTCTTATCAATTCTTTTCGATATTTGGGAATGACCAATATCTCAGATATCGAAAGAATGACGTTATATGAATACAACATTCGTATGACTGCAGCCCAGTTATCTTGGCTTGACAAAGAAAAGTTGATTCACGAATTAGCGTGGGCAAATCAGCAAGTTCAAGCGGAGAAAAAAGTAGGCAAAAAGACAGTTCCTGTATATCGATCCTTTGAAGAATTCTTCAATTATCAAAAAATCGAAGATTCGATCATGGGAGTTTCCGAACTTTCAAAACAAGATAAAAAATTCCAAAGCTTACTAACTAAAGCTAACTCTTGAGGAAAGGAGGAAAATCATGGAACAATTTTCTGTTGAAGCCTTATTAAAAGCCACAGATAGTGGATTTGTAAAGACTTTTAAAGATGCACAAGATGCTGTTAAAACTTTTGAAAATAATTCAAATAGTATGACAACCGCTGTTGGTAAAGTGATGCAAGGTACTGGTGCCGCAATGACAAAGTATATTACCACACCTCTTATAGGAGTAGGCGTAGCATCTGCTAAAGTTGGTGGTGACTTTGAAGCACAAATGAGTCGTGTAAAAGCTATATCGGGAGCAACTGGCGACACATTCGAACAGATGAAACAGCAAGCGATTGATCTAGGAGCAAAAACTGCTTTTAGCGCAAAAGAATCAGCTGCTGGAATGGAAAACTTAGCTTCTGCTGGATTTAGCGCACAAGAAATCATGAAAGCAATGCCGGGTCTTTTAGACTTAGCAGCTGTATCTGGAGGGGATGTGGCTCTAGCTTCTGAAAATACTGCTACTGCTTTGAGAGGATTTGGTTTAGAAGCAAGTGAAGCAGGACATGTCGCTGATGTATTTGCTCGTGCTGCTGCGGATACCAATGCTGAAGTTGGAGACATGGGAGAGGCATTGAAGTATGTTGCTCCTGTAGCCAATTCAATGGGTATTTCTTTGGAAGAAACTGCAGCAGCTATTGGTATTATGAGTGACGCAGGTATTAAGGGTTCTCAAGCAGGTACAACGTTGCGAGGAGCATTGTCTAGGTTAGCAAGGCCAACAAAGGCTATGCAAGATACAATGGATAATTTAGGTGTTTCGTTTTATGATGCTGACGGTAAAATGAAACCTTTAAAAACTCAAGTAGAATTACTTAAAAAAGCTTTTGAAGGCCTGACGCCTGAACAACAACAAAATGCTTTAGTAACACTATATGGGCAAGAATCATTATCAGGGATGATGGCTTTGATTGATAAAGGACCTGATTCATTGGGCAAATTAACAAAATCTCTGAAAGATTCTGATGGTGCAGCTGACGATATGGCTCGGACCATGCAAGATAATATGAATTCTTCCATCGAGCAAATGTTTGGAGCTTTTGAGTCAGCAGCTATTGTAATTCAAAAGATTCTAGCACCATCCATCAGAAAAGTAGCAGATGCCATTTCTGGCTTAGTAGAGAAATTTGTGAGTGCTCCAGAATCAACTCAAAAATTAGTGGTTGCCATAGGAGCAATTGTCGCTGCTATAGGACCGTTAATTTTTATGATTGGTTCAGTAATTATATGGATCAATAGGGTAAAAGTAGCTTTTAAAGCTTTAAGTGAAAGTTCAAAATTGTTTAGTGGATTAAGTAAAGCAATGGGTCTTCTTACAAATCCGGTTTTTCTGGTTATAGCTGCGGTAGCACTACTTGTTGTAGGTTTCATCTATCTTTGGAATACGAGTGAAGATTTTAGAAACTTTTGGATTGGCTTATGGGAGGGAATCAAGTCTGCTGTAAGCTCGGCAGTAGAATGGATTCAGAATGCATGGAAATCTACAGGAGAATGGTTTAACAATTTATGGAAGTCCATTAAAGAAGGTGCAGACAATGTTTGGACTACAATTCAAGAAGCTCCTGGAAAAGCGGCGGATTGGATCAAGAATAAATGGACTGAAACAAAAGAGTTCTTTTCAAATTTATGGTCAAATATTGCAAACTCTGCTTCAGAGATGTGGAATAGTTTAAAAGAAGGTGTTGTCTCAGTTATTGATGATTTAGTTTCAAGTGCTAGTGAAAAATGGGAAGGGTTTAAAAATACTATATCTACTTCATGGAAAACAATTACAAGTAAAATTAAATCTGGTTTTGATTTTATACTAAAATATATTGGTCCATTTGTAAGTAGCTTTTCAGACGTGTTCTCTAATATAGTGAAAGCAATAACAAGTATATTTGCTGAGGTTAAAAACATAATAGTAAATGCTTGGGAAATCATTAAGTCTTTAATAGCTGCGCCGCTACTGTTTATTATAGATTTAATTACTGGTGACTTCGAACAAATGAAAGAGGATTTAGATCTAATCTGGAACACACTTGTCCAATCAGTGGTAAATATTTGGACATCTGTAAAAAATATATTTACGGAATATATCGGTGCAATAGTAAATAGTGCCGTTAGTTTATGGACTGGATTCATACAAAGTATTTCTAATATTTGGAATGAAGTAGTTTATCAAGCGACTATGATTTGGATTGATTTGAAACTATTTTTTACTAATTTATGGATTGATATTAAATACAGTGCAATTCAAATGTGGATAAATCTAAAATTCTCCATAATTCAAACTTGGATTGATACAAAATATGGTGCAATTGAACTTTGGAATAATCTAAAACAATGGTTTTTCCAAACGGTTAATAATATCGTGCAAACTCTTATAAAAAGTTGGAACAGCTTAAAGCAAGGAACGATAGATTTATTTAACAATACAGTTCAAGGTGCTAAAGACATTTGGACTTCATTCAAATCTTGGATTGGTGATTTAATTACTGGAACCAAAGATAACGTTATTCAAGGTTGGGAAAACCTAAAACAAGGCACTATAGATACTTTCAACAATTTAGTAAGTGGCGCTCAAGAAGTGTGGGATAATTTAGTAAATGCTGTTAGTGATACTGTTGATAGAGTAACTGGCTGGTTTGATAACTTGAAAAATATCGATTTACTAGCAGCCGGAAAAGCCATCATGGATAGTTTTCTAGAAGGGTTACAAAATGCATGGAAATCTGTGCAAGATTTTGTTGGAGGTATTGGTGATTGGATTCGTGAACACAAAGGACCTATCCAATACGATAGAAAGCTATTGATTCCAGCTGGTCAGGCTATTATGAACGGTCTGAATAAAGGGCTGACAGGAGGATTCAATGACGTACAGAATACTGTTGGAAGTATGGCAGACTTTATCGCGGAACTTTTCAATGCAAATCCTGATGTAGATATAGCTGCAAATCTGAAAAATGCAAATAAAAACATTGGTGCACAAGTTGAACATAAAGTAAATATGGGTGGCTCTACTAAACCAGCTGTATTTAAATTCAATCTTGGAAGACAATCATTTAGATTGTTTGTGGACGATATTTCACAAGCTATGGGCGAAGGTGCAGACATTAATCTGGAATTTTAGGAGGGAATATTTTGGATCAACGAGAAAATAAAATGTACTCATTCAAAGATACAACCATTAATCTCACTAGTTCTAAACTATTCCTTCCGACGTCTGCCATGATGTACGATGGAATGTATTTAGAAGATTTGATTGAGGGTTATCAAACACTTACGGTGGAAGGTAGAGAAATGCTTTCTGTAGAAGTTGAACAGCAAGAGATACAAATTGGTTCAATCATTACAAATCAGAAAATACCTTCAAGAACACTAAAAATAACATATAAGCTGGAAGATAGAGATCCAGAAAAACTACAGTTTAAATTCAAAGAACTGTTGAATTATTTATACCGGAATGAAGACGTGGAAATTAGGTTTCATGATGAATTAGATTATTATTACTACGGTCGCTATACATCAACTGATACTGTTCCAGGAGACTCCAACTCGATTATTTCGAGTTTTAATGTATTCTGTGCGGATCCACTAAAGTATACGAAAGAGTGTGTTAGTGATGGCTATATTGGAAATCCGATACAGTTTCCTATAACACCAAGAAAAATTGAAGTTACTTTATCCATGAATAATTCAATCAAAATTACAAACGGAGAACAAAATATCACGATAACTGACGCGGCAATAAAAACAGGAGACGTGTTGGTTTTTGATTTTTCCGATGAGCAGGTAACTGTAAACGGAGAAGATTGTACTTCTATGATTGATTTAGAAAGTGATTTTGAGAACTTTTATCTTAAGCAAGGTCAGAAGATAACTAGCAATAATGGGAAGCTTAAAATATTTTATAGGGGGGCGACAATTTGAGTGAGACAGTTTATTTCTTTGATCACTTGCAAAAACTTATTAAAAGAAAAAATACAAGAAGTTTGATTGAAGTCTCCCAAGAAAAAGAAATTAGTTCTGATAAGAGTGATCTAATGAAAGATACTCTTTACGTTACGACAAAATATGATAAAGAAATAGAGGATGCAAGATATATGGCGATTCGTGAAAACGAGTCGTCTTTTTCGTTGTATCGAATTACTAAAGTTAGCGACCCATTTGAAACATTAGAGTTTACAGGGTTAGGATTTGCGACAAATGAATTAGATGCTTACATCATCAAAGATATTAGGCCGAGTGGGCAGCCCTTAAAAAATGTTCTTGATCGATTGATTGAATTTACTGAAGGAAATTGGCGCGTTGGTCACGTAGAAGCAATGTTACCAACAGTAACTGCAACTTTTTACTATGTCTCTGTAAAAGAAGCGTTGAAAGAATTGCAAACCTTAGGTATGGAATTTGTCTTTAGGTGTTCTTTGAATTCTGATGGAATAAAGGATAAATGGATCGAAGTATATGAACAAATTGGCGAAGAATCGAATACACGTTTCGTATATGGTAGTAAAGCATTAACAGTTGTAAGAGAGATAGATAGAAGCTCAATCTCAACTTCAATGATAGGTCGTGGGCGAGGCGAAGAGGTTGGTGACGGTTACGGTAGAAGAATTGAATTCACTGATGTTGAATGGAAAAAGTCGAATGGTGATCCTTTAGATAAGCCTAAAGGCCAAAATTGGCTTGAAGATCCGGAATCAACTCAAAAGTATGGGATACCACAAAAAGATGGATCAATGAGAAAACGAGAAACCGTAGTAGTGTTTGATGATATAGATGATCCAACAGATTTACTTAAAAATACTTATTCAACCTTAATCGATTCTGCTAGACCGTTAGTACAATTCAAAGCTGAAGTCACTGGAGGAGATGTGATAGGAAATACAGTGACTATTCACAGATACGATAAAGGTTATCACTATAAAACTCGTATTTATAAAACTACATTCAATCGGCTTACCGGTCAAACGAATATCGAACTAGGGGATAATTTAACACAAGATGTTAGAAAACAAACGGCTTCTATTGTCAATAATATTAATAGTTTAGAATCTAGCAAAATGACATTTTACGAATCGACAGAGATTGGAAAATATCAAGATGACATTATGCGAGGCGCAGGAGATAATGGCGGTTCTATTTATTGGGTAAATGGAATTGAAGCTGGTGTTAGTGATAGTAGAGAAATCTATGAAACTGTTTATATGGATGGACCTAACATTCCTAGATCACGCTTTTTTATGGTCCAAAATAACTCAGGAATATCTTTCAAACAGTGTAAAAAAGGTGAATGGCAAACAATCCAAGATGTACACAATGGCAATAGCACGACTGCGTGGACGTTGGATGGAACTTTCAATGCTAATTTTATTAAAGCAGGAATTCTTTCAGGTATTCTCGTGCAAGGGGTAGCTTTAAAGACATTGGATGATAAAGATTTCCAATTAGTGGCAGAAGGAGGACAACTTTCTTTTGAAAAAAAGGTCATTTCAACTGGGCTTGACGATGTTCACGGAGAATCGCTTGGATCCATCGTAGCAACTTATGGAGGCGGAAAAATAAATGGGTTTGCTGTATGGAAAGAACCAAACTATATTTTTTCCATTAACGCTGGGGACGGCGGCGATCGAGGAAATCCTGTTTTTCAAATTCCAGCAGACGTTACTGCTGATAAGCGCAAATATAATCTTTACGGTGATGGTAAATTTTCAGAAGGAAATATAACCATAGATGGTCGTCTAGATGTCAAAGAATTATATGTGAACGGCGTTAAAATCGATACAAACGGTGGAGACAATACTGGAGGAAACGATAACGGTTGGAATGGACAATATCCACCAGAAGTAACTACTGATCGGGATAAACGTTATTGGCAGATTTGGGCAATGGCAATAGGTGCTGGCTTTACTAAACAAGCTGCTGCAGCTTTACTTGGCAATGCACAAGGAGAATCAGATGCTAATCCAACCGCCGATGAGGGCAATGGCGTACCAGGATTCGGTTATGGTGTATGGCAATGGACGGATTCCACAGGCACAACTAGCGGACGTGTTTACATGATCAATTTAATGACAAAGGCTGGCATCAGTGATGATCCAGACACGATCACGGCGCAGTTCAAATTGTTGATGTGGCATGCGCCAAATGGTCAATGGATCGCAACTAGCGCTTATCCTTATACATGGACACAATTCATGAATCTGACCGATATCAACATAGCAGCACAAGCATTCGTGGCTAACTTTGAACGTCCACGTGATCCACATCCAGAACGGACGACATGGGCACAAGAATGGTATGACAAATTTAAAGATTTGGAAATTCCTGCATCAAAAGGATATATAAAACCAATTGCAGATCCAATCACAGTGACGAGCGAATTTGGCTGGCGCACTTCTCCAATCACAGGAGCACAAGAGTTTCATAACGGTATTGACCTTGTAAATGGAAACCCTAATACACCTATATTTGCTTCAGCAGATGGCGAAGTGATCGTTGCAGGAGATGCGAACTATTATGACTGGTATGGAAACTGGACAGTAATCAAACACGCTGATGGAATGTATACAGGTTATGCACATCAAAGCCGTGTGGATGTCTCAAAAGGTCAAAAAGTAACTGCTGGTCAGCAAATTGGACTGATGGGGACAACGGGACCATCAACTGGAGAACATCTTCATTTCCAATTTATGGATGAATTTTATCCATCTTCTTCTGGCCATTTCCATAATGCAAGAGACTATATCAATTTCTAAAGGAGGGATAGTCGTGGCAGAAACGCAACATAAAATGGTCCTATCCACCACAGAACCAAATAACGGAATAAATTTGGTTCGGATTCGGCAAGGGGATGTTTTAACTCAAAAGTTCGTTGTTGAAGTAGTAGAACATGGAAAACTAAAAACATTCGATGGCCTAGTGCCATTTTTTATTAACACAACAAAATTTGGCGAAAATCAACCTGTTGAACAAAAAGTACAAGAATACAGTCCGGCACAAGCAAGGCTTGTTTATACGTTAAGTGAGCCTGACTGGCAATGGGGCGGTGAAAACATCGCACATTTCAGTTTCCGATCACTTAATGGTGATGGAACTTGGAGTGAACAATTTAGCACACAGGATTTTACCTATCGAGTCATTTCTGGAATATCTAGAAGCCAGTTACGTGATTCTGGCTATGTGTGGACCTTTGAAAATTTGCTAAGAAAATTCAAAGATTACATGGATCAGGGCAAAAATGACTGGAAGCAGTGGTTAGAAGATAATCGTGAAATACTGGAAAATATCGATCCAGGTGGTACGATCATTAACATTTTAAATGAAGCAAAAGGAGATTATGACAGTTTAGCCGCTCGCTTAGACGATATTCAAAATAAAACATTCAATGTTCCTAAAGGTGCAGAACAAGTGCCAATCAAAAGAGACAAACTTTTCTACGACAAAGGCGCGTATAACTGGGTTCGTCCTACTAACTTAGATACAGTGATCGCGCAAGCAGACAAAACTAAGTTTAACATGGGATTCATGACAGATATTCATGTCGATTCACACCAACAATTTGCCGATCACTTTGACCAAAAAGACAAGATGGAACGCCGCTGGAATATCGTCGGGCAATTTAGAACGCTAGAAACCTTTACGGACGCGATGGTATACGGCGGGGATAATATCGATGGATACAGTGGAGGAACAGCGTCGGGTATTTATCCCTATACCGAACAAGAAAGACGCGCGAAGAACTTACACGTGTTGAAACGCTTTGCTAGCGTAGCGACAGCAGGCGCAGAAGTTCCGATCATTCTTTGCCGTGGTAACCACGAAACAGGTAAAATCCCATACGCAAACGACGGACGTTCACGGCTCGATTCGTTGACAGGATCGGATATTGCCGTAGCATATGATAGCCGTTACGGCCCTAATTTGTTCCCTAACAAAAAAGTTGCGATTTACCGTATCGATACCGATGACTTCGAAGATCATACGAACTCACAAGGAAAATTCATCGAGTTTTCTGGATATTACAACGGTGCTGAGTTTCCTCATGGAAAACTAGGGCAAAACCAATTGCATGCCTTTGGACAATGGTTAGAACAACTTGATAGAAGCTATCACGTTGTAATTGTAGGACATGTGCCTATGGAAAGAGAAAACGACGTAGCAAACGTGACGAAACTAGGAACCTTACTAGACGGCTTCAAACAAGGAGCAAGCGTAACTATTGATTACAATACAATGAACGGTTACAACCCGAGTCCTATGGGACAAAAGACTTACAACTTCGCAACAAAAGGACGCGGAACAGTTGCGGCAATCTTTGCGGGGCATTGGCATTATGAAACAGTGAAATATTTAGGTACAACGCAAATCATTGTAGGAACAAAAGCCTTCCCTTCCGAAGAGGAATACAACACAGCGAATGAAGCGGGTTTCGCAAACGTGCAAATTGATACGGCAAAACGTACGATCAAAGTACAAGGTGTGGGCCACTACACTAATCGCAATTTCACGTATTAGGAGGTTTAATCAGTGGAAAAAGAAATTAAAAAATTGCAAGAATCTGTCAAGTGGATTTTACAACAATTAGCAATTCATTTCGATGGTACGCCGCAACAAGCTCATGTCGATGCTACACCGTTAAATGCCGGTTTTTGTACGCCTGAAATCGCAATGAACGCGCGTGGTATTGCTTTGAAGGATAATGAGCTAGGCTGGAAGTATACTAACGTGTACGACGTTCCACCGGGCTTTTACGCTACCACTAATCAATGGTACAAAAACGGACAAATCACGATGTTTGGCGATGGTTCAATCATGTTACTAGGTGTTATGCAAGAACACAATAAACGGAAACTGCTTTGGGCTTCGGACGGTTACGGCGGAAATATCTATATCGCACGTACGCATAACGATGACAACGGTTATAATAGCCCGGGTTTCCGAAAAGTTGTGACAACCTTCGAGCTATTCAAAGGCGAAAAACATGGCGTGGGTACGACGATAGACTTAAAAGATAGCATGAAACACTACAGTTCCGTCCGAATTCATATTCAAGGTTGGGGCGGTCAGGTGTACGAAGCAAATAACGTGACTGGGCCAGTTGTCATGTTCACTAACTTATATGACGATGCAGGCGGTATGGAAATGTATGAGTTGAAATTAGAACGTGTGACGGATACAAGCTATAAGATCGTTCGTTCCGCCCAAGTAGCAATCACTGAAAATATGAATTACCACAAAAATACAAACGCAGAAATTCAAATCATCAAGATAGAAGGCGTTAAGTAGGAAGGAGGGATTGATTTGGCAGACAGAAAAGTTGGTGAGATCACCGTACCTACAGAACCAGTTAGTCGTGCCACCAAGATTACAGGCTTTACTTTTAAATCTTATGATAAAAATGCTGGTGTTTTACAATTTAATATTGAAAATCAAGACGGAAGTCCGACCGATTTAATCGATGCGACTGTTCGTCTTTTTATGTACATCTATCAAGGGGAAGAGAAAAAGGAGTTCCCAATTTTTGATAATCAGATCATTACTGAAAGCTACATGCAAGGGATTGTAAAATACCGGATTCCTGACATGTTACTTTCTTACGAGGGTAAAGTTGATGCCAATGTTTATATTGATTTTCCAGATGGTAGTCATACGGACAATTTGGCGTTTACTTTTAATATTGAGAAATCTATCATTGATGGCGATGTTCAATTGAATGGAGAATATTATTTTAAGGACTTTCAACAACTACTTGATGGGGTCAAACAAGAGGCGACAGATGCTGTTAACGCAGCATTAACAAATGTGGATTCTACGATTGAAAAGGCAAACCAACAAATAAATGAATTTGTACAGGGAGCCACACAAGCAATTGATCAAACTGTTGACGAGGTAACAGAGCAACTACAAGCTACTCAAACTAAGATTGATACCGTTTCTCAAAACGTTACATCGGCACAAAACAATCTTAAAGCAGTTGAAGACAAGATGAATCAAACCAATCAGCAAATCGGCGACCTCGGCAAGTTGAAAAAAATGTACTCCAACAGCATCGACTTCGGGGGCTATGATTATAGTGAAAATCCTAATCTAATGAAGAATGTTTATTCAAGCACTTGGAGTAAATTGCCTAATGGTAGTTCACAACCAAACCCATATATAAAAATATTTGATGATTATATTATTATAGACGCAACAGACCCCTCCGCCGACAATATAGGAAGAAAAACTTATGTTCCTATGCTCACTCAATTACAGGGTGGTAAAGAATACACAATGAGTGTGACCATGATGGTTGATGACGCATTTAACTCTGGTGGAGACAGCAGTTATAATAACTCTGCTGTACATTATGCGATATATGCAGATGGTCAAGAGGTGCGTCCTAATATAATAAGACCTAATACTACTATGGTTAATCAATATCAGCGAGTTTCTGTAACGTTTACAATGCCTACGAATCTTAAAAATGTGGAATACTCATATTTCCTTGTATATGAATCTAAGAGTGTTACAGGTAAATGGTATATAAAAAATGACATCAAAATCGAAGAAGGCTCAACAGCCACACCATATCAGCCAAATTTACTCGATGCACCGTATTATTTGAGTAAGGTGGCTTTGGGTGAGAACATTGCTGATCCTACTGCTGTGTTTCCAATAAGTACATCTGACTACCTACTTTACAATAAACGAAACATAGAAAATTATGAAGCTGGTCAAACATATACGCTTACGATGAAGGCAACTAAACCTGCTAGTCAAAGTTTTAGAGTATTTATCAGGAGCGGAACTCAATTAGTTGGAACAATGATGCCAGTGGAGGGTAAAGTAGATGAGTGGAAAATTACATTCACTGTAAGTCAAGGTGCAATTGATGAAGGTACTACTAATATATTGCAAGTCTATCAATATCCAAATACATCACTAGGCGCTGTTCAAATCGACTGGCTAAAGATTGAAAAAGGAAACACCCGAACACCGAATATTAGTCAGTTTAAATACTTTGGTGAAGGATTGAAAGACAGTAACAATCCGAATGATTACAGTTGGGATATCACACCTGAATATGCTGAAAAAAGTTTGAATAATACGGTTAGTTTGACCGAACCACAGTCAATTGAAGGTTTAAAAAACTTTGAGGATGGGTTACAGATTGCAGGTAAAGAAGTTGCTACAGTTCCAGAAGATACTGGATGGGTAAATCTAACAGCGATCAACGGCCACTCTTGGAATAAACAGGGACAAATCAGGAGAATTGGAAAACTAGTAATGTTCCGTGGATCATTAAAAGGTAGCACGCTAAGTACACAAGATTTTTGTACGATTCCAGAAGGATTTAGACCAAGTAATCCAACTGATAATTATGAGTATCAATTCTTGTTACCACCACAAAGTAGCAATACTTTAGACAATGGCGGGATGGCTTATATCCGACCGAACGGCGTTTGCGGTCTACCTTCATTTAGGGGAACAGTCAACTTGTTTTTAGCACCAATTCAATACTATATAGACTAGGAGTGAAATGAATGAAAAACATTTGGAAATACGGGCGTACTGGCGGAGAGTACGCAGGAAAAGTGTTGGACGACATGCTTGTATCCGTTCCTTACACAGATCAGCCACCACTTGAAGGGGTACGTGCTGATGGTGAACCACTAACGATTGCTGATCAGATGTTTGATCCTAAACTGAACCAATGGATTGTTTTAGCGAACGCACTAGATCACAACGATTTAAACAATCTCAAAGTGATGTACGAGGCTCTGGAACACGAGAACGATAATCTAAAACAGCTCAACGCCAAACTCATGCTAAACGATGTAGCAATTAAACAGGAAAACACTGCCTTGAAAGAAAAAGCTGACAGTTTAGCACAAATCAATTCAAAGACAATGCTTGCTTCGCTTCAAAACAGCAAGGATATTAAAGAAATTAAAGAGCAACTAAATCCAGCTTCAAAGGGAGGTGAGTAGTATGTTTAGTTTTAGCGATGTGAAAATGATGTATGATTGGGGCTGTTTTACTGACGATCAAGTTCGTGAATTTGTTCCACTATGCATTACAGACGAAGAAGCAGATAAAATCATTAGCAAAGAAGAGAGCGCATCTTAATTGATGTGCTTTTTTTGTTGGAAAGTTGGTGGAACATGAAAGAAGAAGCGCTCCAAGACGTTGTGGAGAGATTAGTAAGAATTGAAACAAAATTAGACAACTACGAATCACTTAGAGAAAAGGCTGATAGTGCAAAAGATTTGGCAGATAAAGCCTATTCAGTAGCACTAAACAATGCAGAAGACATCAAGGAAATGAAGAACAATAATAAATGGGCTTGGGGCTATATGATTGGCTTAGGCATTACAATCATTGGCTATTTCTTGACTAAATTGTAAAGGAGGCGAGAAGAAATGATTTTACCCGATAAGTATTATCAAGTCATTAAATGGACGGTTTTAACAGTTTTACCAGCTGCATCTGTTTTAGTAGCCACGTTAGGCAAAGCCTATGGATGGAATGGAACAGATATGACAGTACTTACTATCAATGCAGTAGCGACGTTTTTAGGTGTTATCACTGGTGTGTCGGCTTATAATTTGAAAAAATAGGAGGAAAAAAATGAAGAAGAAAATCATTTTATCATTGAGCCTACTAATGGCTCTTTTTTTATTGCCTTCGAATGCTTTTGCCTACACTATTAACAATGAATTTAATTTGGGCCCAAACGAAGGTAGCTCTCAAGTAGCGAATAATAAGTATATTTTACTGCATGAAACAGCTAATGAAACAGCAACAGGGCGCAATGAAGCACAGTATATGAAACGTTCATGGACTAGTGCTTACACTGCTTATATTGTGGGAGACGGCGGAACTGTTTATCAAGTCGGACAACCTGGTTATGTACAGTACGGCGCTGGTTCATACGCTAATGCCAATAGTCCTGTGCAGATTGAGTTACAACACACGCACGATAAAGCAACTTTTGAAAAGAACTATAAAGCATATGTTGAATTGGCTAGAGATTCAGCAATGAAATATGGTATTCCATTAACATTGGACACGCCTTATAACCAACCAGGAATCAAATCGCATTTATGGGTAACACAAAATATTTGGGGTGATCATACAGATCCTTACGGTTATCTTTCTGAAATGGGCGTAAGTAAAGAAAAATTAGCATATGATTTAGCTCATGGATTTACCGATGAAAATCCAACTACTTCAGATGATAAACCAGTCATTGATCCAACTAGAGCAGGTGCAGCAAATCCTACACTGACAGATGGAATGAATCATTCTCATATTGATCAGTTTGGGGAAATCGAAAATGCGAACTTACACGTCGCTGGATGGCACATCGCTAACTATAAATACGAGTACATTTTTATCATGGACTATAGTACTGGCAAAGAGTTAGCACGAGTAAATGCTAATGGCGTTTCACGTCCAGATGTAAACCAACCCTACGGCACTTATGGTAATGTTGGTTATCATGTATCTTTCAATATGCGTAATTTTCCTAATAAGAAAGTCTATGTCATGATGCGTGCAACGAATGATCCAGAAGGGAACACTAAAGGCGGTGCGCAAGATTTCCATGACAAACGTTGGTATTTAAATATTCCGCAACGATAAAAAAATAGCCTCTCGATGAGGGGCAGTACTTGGAATCATATATAACATTTTTGTTACAAATTTAATGTTATGAATATCACAAAATGTTGTTTTAATATCATAAACGTTTAACTTGAACTTATGTTCCCCGTGTGTTAAAGTGATTTTATAATCCTCAAAGATTATATCTGCTAAGAAGCCCAGAGGCTATTGTCTTTAGGGCTTTCTTTTGGTTTAATTAATTTAGCAGATATGAAAAGAGGTATATACATATGGAAACTTTTTTTACTACAATGCATCATATTGATTTAATAAGCGCTAGTGTAACTTTCAAGAAAATTCAGGCTGAAGATGCACAAAAATATATATCCGATTTAACTGATGAAGTATTACTTAATCCTAATAAGAAGCATTTTTCTATCAGAAGAGATGGAACAGAAGTGGTTAGAGTTGTTCGGTCATCTTTCATAAAAAAAATACTTCCTGATGAAGAAAGAGATACAGTAGCCAAAAGATTGTTAGATATAGAAACCAAAACTCAAGAAAAAATTAGTAAATTAGGTAAAAAAATAAAAAAGGGTAGTCTAATTCAATCCTTATTTTGTGACAGTGAATTTACGTATTTTGTTATTGCTAAAATTGATTCAAACCGTTTCTTAGATGAGGATGATTTAGTTTCAAGAGAAGGACTGATTTTTGAAAATAAATCATTGAAAACTTGTGTGTTTAAATTTAATGAACAAAATGAAATTGAGGAAGTCATAGTTTCTGACAATAATAAGAAAATATCAGATTATTGGTACAATCTATTCCTTGAACTGGAACCAATGACTACAGACGAGGAAAATACGAAAGCATCATTTACTGTATTATCTAATAGTTTAAAATCGTCTTTAGAAAAAAAATATCCAGCTGATTATATCCTATGTAGAAACAATCTTTTATCTTTTTATAAAACTCAACCAACTTTTAGATTACAAGATGTAGTTGAGAGCTTATTTAATGATTATACTCCAGAATCCGAAGAATTAGATATTGATAAGGTAAAGGGGAATTTCGCTCGTAGCTATTATCGTCGCTTTAAAGATACTGAGTTTAGTATTAAATCCAAAGCAATAAATAAAAAAAAATGGCAAGAAACAAAAACTGTTAATCAATTTGTAGACATCACATTGAATGGCTCTTCAGATCAAATAAAAAACAACATCTCTGCAGAAGAAGTTGATGGCGAAAAATTCATCAAAATAAAATCGACCGAAGAGAAGACCTTTGAAAGTTTTCGTTGGTAAATACGTGATAAAATGGTAGGAGGGTTGCTTCGTATGGAAAAATTTATGGAAGAGTTATCTGTCAAAAAAGAAAATCTAAATGAAGTGATGTTTGAACCTCTTCTTGTTGACAACAAAAACTTTGAAGAAATAATATATACTTTAGAAAATTTATATCAATCGATTAATCAAGCCAGGGATACTATTACTATTACTTTTTCAGATAAATCCGGCGAAGAAAAAGAATATATAAAATTTGAAAATGAATTTTCTGAAATTCGTAAAAATTTACAGGGCAATATTAAGGAGTTTTTGAATAGAGCAGAACTAATTGAAGAAGATTTCTTTTTATGTGAGATTTATATTTCTAAAAAGGAAAAAAAATCTCAAGGATTTATAACTATATCTATATATGATTTAAAAATTTTTTTACTTTTTCTAACTTATAATGATGATCGTTCCCGAAAACTTAATGTAAATGAGATTCTTGGAAAATTAAAAAGATATTTTTATGATACTGAAGCTATATACCTATTTGATCTTTTTAATGATGATATACAACTCAGAACTGATCATTTTATTTTTAGTTCTAAGTTAGGACAATTAAAAAAAGAAAACTTAACAATTGAGAAAAAAAATATTGCCAATTTGACAGAGTATACCAATATTTCTCCGTTACCCTTTTTTTCCCCTAGTGACTTTTTTGTTAAGGAGTCCCAAGAAAATATAGGTTTAACTGAGGTTTTTGACAGATTATGCCTGCTATTATCTTTAAGTTCATTGGCAAATATTTCTGTCTTAGAAGATGACACTCTAAATATTAAATTTTATGGTCAAAAAACAGTTGTTGAAGAGATTAACTTTTCTACTCTAGTAACTAATAAAGATATTGTAAATAGTTTTTATGAAATATATTGCTGGGTTTTTTATAATAAAGATTCACATGAGAAAATCAGCCTTACTAGAAATATCATAACGCTTTTTTATGATGGAAATTCTGTTTTTAATAACATTCAAAATATCTTACCATCAATTAAATCTAATTATGAAATATATCTAAAAGAAAATGTAGATAGATATGTCCAAATATTGAATAATGTAGTTTTACTAATTCAAAATTTAGATACAGAAATTCAAGATAAAGCAACAGCTTTTTCTGATGATTTCAAAAAAAACTTCACCAGTTTTTTTACATTTATAATATCCACTATATTATTTAATACGTTATCCACTGGGAAAATAGAAAATATATTTACTCCTGAGATAACGATTATAACAGTTGCTATGCTAATAATATCTATTATTTACTTAATAATAAGCAATTTTGAAATAAACAATCAAATAGATCAATTAAACGAACAATACGAAAAAAATAAAAAATATTATAGTTCTATATTAAATGAAAAAGACATTGAGCGCATTTTTGCCAATGACATGGAGTTAAGCAAAGCAATCATGGTAAAAAAACGAAAAAATATACTCTTTCTTTGGATTTCTTCTATAATAATAATATTTATCACGTTAATGATCATTGGAGATTTTTCTTTATTGATAGATGCTTATAATAATATTTTAAGTAGCTTAGCAAAAATTAAATTAATATAATGCGACATATCTACATGATATTTTGGGATTTAACAAATTTAAACTAATTTTTAAATTGGAAACGGTGGATTTGAGGACTACAGGATATATAAAAGACCTTAGCCGACTAGTGTCGATCGAGGTCTTTTTTACGTTCTACAATCAACTGTTCTAATTCTTCCAAATCTTCAAAAGTAGCTTGTTTCCGAATAAATGACCGAGCGGTGCTGCGATTCCGTAAATAACGAGCATGTTCACGATTTTTTTCTTGCCATTTTTTGTTTGCAGTAGTTGTGATGGCTTTCCGTACCCTTAGCTCAGTTGGTTAGAGCAAACGGCTCATAACCGTCCGGTCGTAGGCTCGAGTCCTACAGGGTACATTAACGTAGCCAATTGAATTGTTCTGTGTTAGAATTTTTTGAAGAGTATTATACAAGCTAAAGCTTTTCTTCATTGCCACTCAAATGAGTGGCTTTTTTATGTATCCTTTTATGGATTAATGAAAGGATGTTTCACATAGTTATACTTCTGTATATTTGAAAAGTTTTACTTTGATTTTTAAATGGAAAGACATTTGGGTTATATTGTGAGATAATAATAAAGAAGAGTTTAAAGCGTTCCCCAAAAACCACTCCCCCATAAGTGTGTTACGCTTTAAACTCTTTTATATTTGAAGCCATTAAAAAGCATACCATATAACTGTAAAAAATAATGGGAAAAAGACTTATAATTGGAGTGATAGTTAATTAGTGACTTATTTTTGATTTTATAGCACTGATACTATAAAATATAGATATCATCATATTACACAATCTTAATACTAACTTAAAAATATCTCCTTTTATAAGTATGGTGATAAAATCCGTTCCGGGCTACCTTTTTAGGTAGCCTACTTTAATCTTTGTATCTTTCTGGATCAACGAAAGTATACTTTATATAGTCATAACGCCGATGATCGCTTCGAGCGTCTGGCACGTCAGTCACGATATCAAACAAAAAATATACGTCTTTCTTCATTCTAGTTTTCGCAGCAGGAATTTTAAAGTAGTTCTTATTAGAATAGTAGAGATTGATTAATAAGCTATCTTCGATTGCTAAAAAGAAAACTTCTGAATCCCATACTTTATAAAAGTCTTTGATAAATCTATTCGAAGGATCAAATTTAAACCATAATTGCGTCTCATTAAAAAGCATAACCATTACTCCAATCAGTTTTTAAACTTAGTTTCTACCTCTAATATATATCGAGTTTTTATTTTGCCTTCAGAGAATACCGTTTCTTTTTTTGCAGTTACAGGTTGTTTATTTTCGGAAAAAGCTAATATAGCTAAAATTGAAACATCCATCTGGAATTTATCTTTTTCGTTGCTTTGTTCATAAAAATCTGCATATTCATCACTGATATTTTTTCTAATAAATTCTTCCATCATAAAAATCACCTCAAAACGATTATACGAACTTATGTTCTGACTGTAAAGCGATATTTGAGGGGCAAAAAAGGGGCAAAAAACTCTTACTAGTCCGTTCTAGCCTAATAATTTTAAGTATTATCAACGTTGTTTTTTCTTGATATAATGGGATTTTTGTCCAGTACGTACAAGCTAAAAACGTTTGTCTTGATGGGCGGTATGATGTAAGAAAAAGCAACTTGCTTATCTACAACTGATCATTAGTGAAAGACAGATAAAAAGAGGCTGGAACAGAAGCGTTTAACTCCAAGAAATAAGAAGAAATTCACGAAAATTGCTTTTCAAATTTTTGTGAATTTCAGCTTATTTCCGAAGGAGTTGCTTCTGCTTCCGCCGTTTATACGTGTTTAGAGCGTGAGACAAAAGTGTTTTTTACTTTTGTCCCACGCTCTTTTTTGTGTGTAATTATAATGTAAATAGTTATTTTTAATAGTTATAATATTTTATAGTTATTTATTTTATCTATTAAAACTAAATATCCATTCACTAATAATAAAGATATATTTACAGTATCATTATAATGTATTCAATTTAAAATAAGAGACTTTGGTAATAATGAAAGAGGAATAAAACTTTTCTTTGGCAAAACAAACTCCTTGCTATGAGACGCGTTTCATACACTATACTCAAAGTATCAAAAGGAGGGCTTGCAATGAATACTTATGTAGAGATAACAGATGGCACAACGAACAATTATTTTTATGCGTTTGTCGAGTTCAAGGGATCCGTATTAACGTTGTACAGTTTTCAAGGGTTGAATAGGAATATAGTAAAAGAAATACCAATGAATGAAATCGAAACTTTGACAAAAGATATATATTGGGGCGGGCAGCGGATCAGTTTTTCGCATGAAGGAAAAATGTATCAGTTTTTTGAATGCGGTCCAGCTGTGGTAGACTATTTACAAGAAAATCTTTTTGTATAG